AGGTACAGATTGTTCGTACACGTTGGGTTTATGGTACTCCATTACGCGTGGAATAATAGGATCCGGTTCTTATACACGTTTTTCAATATGCTCGCACTTTCTGTAATACGCATTTCTAAACCTCTATTTGACGAACGCGATATGGTCTACATAAACTCGTTTTCAATTGTAGGTATTTTCAATTCAATGATATACGTGTATAACATAAGTAAAATACAATTCGTAGTATCCTTATACTTCTATATATACGCGTTTGCATTAAATGAAGATAAGATATACGGTAGGTTTACAGATAGTATTGTAAACGTACTACTCGTCGTACCCCAATATTTATTACTCACAAATTACAATTATTTATTTATAAATCTTTAATTATACAGAACATGTTCAGTATGTGAAATATAATTAAAATATTCATTAATATAAATGAGTAATTGGAATATTAACAAATTAAAAAAAGAACGATCAAAAATTACTAACAGAACTCAAATCGGACTAAACAACTTAAAACAAAGGAAAAGACTAATTGCTTTACACAATAAACGTAAGGGTATCATGTCAAACCGCGAAAAAGAAAACCATAAAAAATATATTAAAAAAACCTTTAAAGACCTATACAGAAATAAGATTGAAAAAATAGATCCTCTAACTGAAAAAATAAAAGTACTCTTGGCGAACAATTTAACTCATAGTGAAATTCGACATTCAAATGCTTTAAACAATTTTCTTAACGAACGCAAAAAGCGTGTTAAACCAAAAAGACTTTTACAGAATTTTAAAACTGTAGAAAATAAACCAAGAAATTTAACCCAAGAAAACAAGTGGGAAATTGATTATTTAAAACGCGAGATATTCAGGTATGAAGGGAATATAAGTATTCTAGACAATAAGGAGAAAAAGGCTATCAAGCAAATGAAAAATAGTGGGGCATCAAATGCAAATATTAAAAACAGAAAAGAAATTTTTAATAGAAATAAACGAAAATATCGATTGAAGCTTAATAAGGCTAAAAAAGATTTAAAAAATATAATGCCTTAAACTTAATTATATAGAACATGTTCCGTATGTGAAATATAATTAATTATTTTTTTTGAAATAGTATTTTTGTAAGTATAGATATTTTCAATATCTTTATAAAGGTATTAAAACTTTTTTTCCTACGTTCGCGCGAATAATTTTTCCTTATTTTGTTCAAATAATCGCACATTTCAATGTAATCACCTTCGCGAACGTTATGTTTATTTTCGTCAATTATAGCTAAAAGACGTCTAAAATATTTTTCCATATAATATAAACCTACATTATTAATTAGTTTTACCCGAAGACGTTAAAAAGGTTCCATCTTCATCGATAACGAGTTCACCGCGTTCGGCTAACATTTTTCTATGTAACATGTGATGATCCCGAACATCGTTCTTGTTCTGACCGACGTACGGAACGGCATAGGCATTTTCACACATCCACTTGTTTACGTTCGTCCAGTTATTATCTTCCAAAACCCACAATTCACCGAGCGCGCGTCCGTACTTACCGACCGAGTCACGTTCTGGACATCTCAATTCGATCTCGCAATCGTCCTTATCGGATTCGACCGCTTTTGTGACCCATTTAAGAATCTGTTTCTTGGCGTGTTTACCATAAATCTTTTCGATCTTATCGGACGTTCGCGATTCTTCGGTATCGATACCGAGCAATCTCACGCGTTGGCGAATGAGTACGTCGAACCCCAAATCGATAAGAACGTCGACGGTATCACCATCAACGACTTTCGAACACGAGTCGATTTTGTATCTGAATTCACACGGGGATTGGTTGTACGTTTCTGTCATTTTATATAAAGTTTATGGGTTTATTCTTTAATAGTTTAATCGATATTAAAGAAGTGAAGTAAATATTTAATTAAGGATGGGAAATAAAAAACATGGACCCGATGGGCGTTTCATTAGTCGTCCTTTTGAATTACTATCAGAAAAGGAATGTGCGAGATGTGAAATCACCTTACCGATCTCTAATTTTAGGAAAGACGGTTACAAAATAGTGAATGGTGAGGAAAAATATTGTTATAGGAGTAATTGTTATAACTGTACCGCCCTCGTTCAAAATATACACGTATCAAAAAGCCCCAGAAATTATCTGTCACAGGTTTACAAAAATGCAAAATGTCGTTCTAAAAAAAATAAAATACCATTTGATTTATCACTTGATGAATGGTGTGAGATATATCATAATCAAAATGGATTGTGTGCACTTTCGGGTTTGAAAATGACACATCAAAGACAGACAGAAGGTATTATTAGACGTGCATCTTCGGGTGAAAGCAATCATAGATTTTGGTATAATATAAGTCCTGACCAGATTGAACCAAGTAAGGGATATACAAGAGGAAACTTACAATTCGTTTGCACCATGATTAACACGATGAAAATGACAATGAGGACGAATCAGTTTTTAGAATTTTGTAAAATGGTTTACCTCAAATCCTTATCAGCAGTGTAATTACAAATCAAATTCCTTCTTAGTCCCACCATCGTACGCGTTCACGAACCCGGTATCTATCATTTTTTGGTTAATCGAAACCATATCCCTTCTATTTTTGTAGACGAAAACGAGTGTTCGTCCGTACTTATCGTTTTTCTTACACGAAATCCATACCCACCCGTTTACATTAAAATTACACTTGAACGGGTTCCATGGAACATGTTTAGATCTATCATCGTACCCTAAAAAACTTGCGAACGTATACTTGGCACGTTTTGCCATGGCAATGTGTTTATCTCGGTTAGGTGTATCTCTAGGTGGTTTCATTTCGGGTGCGTCGTACCCGACAGTTCGAAACGTAAATTTCAAAACGCGATTGTGAAGTATAATACACGCTTTGAACGTGTCACCGTCATAAACGTCGGTGACCTTAGCGTACCCTTCGTACTTATCGAGACTAAAAACAGGTATGGTTTCATCTATTACAGAGAGTTTACGCTTTGTAAAACAATACATTATTTATATTACTATATATTCTTTTAATTACAATTTACTATTATTATCAAATTCACGATGACATTCTTCGCATAAAGTAGCGATCGGGTAGATTTTGTGTAATTCTATAAACTTTCGAAGAAAAATATCAGAATGATAACCATCGCCCGTGTATGATTCTGATATAGCTATTTTGAGTATTTCGGGTCTATCTTTTATTGTATGTGCTCGTGTTAACTTCTTACCTTTACATTCTTTATCACAACCACACTTCAAACACGTTGGTTCAGTTTTGAAAAAAGTGTGTACCAGATTAGCAGCGTTAGCTTTTGAGTAATGCAAAATATTTTTAGTATTGGTATTTTTGGGGAACGTAACCCTATTTTTTTCATCAATTATTTGAATTTTGTTTTTTTGTAACTTCCCGTCTATGAAATTAGCGCACTTCTTCTTTTCTACCTTAAACATACACGAATTAACGTCGCGTAAATTTTCAATATCATTGTTTACGTACCAATTTGATACTAATTCACATAAATCATCCATTATTTCGTCATTGTTATCTTCAGTAATTTTCAGACACTTTGTTTCTTCATCGCGTTCAAATTTATCACCCGTAGTTAAAAATCGATAAACTTCGATCATCGATCGGAACCGTGTACCATTCGGCGAAAAATAGTAATTATCGGTCGCACCTTCGGATTTACCCGATTTTCGAGTTTCAATTTTTACATACCAATCATTGTTTATCTCCTGTCCCTTATCTTTTAGGTATGCCTTGAGCCTGTTAAGTACCTTTTCATTTTCAGATAACATGGTTATTTATTTTATATTTTTTAAAGACGGTACAACTTAAGTCTTTTTCAAACCTTTTTTATAGAGGTAAAATCGTTTATTTTTGAACAATTTGGGTTTTTACCAGGCGAGTGCGTTTTTTTTGAGCTGATCAAATGTTTTAAATAACATTTAAAAGATTTACGATTTTTTTCAAAAGCTCTTTTTTTTTGTGATTTTTTTTTGACCAAAAATCCGTGGTACACAAACTGAAACCTTTTTTATATACATACATATTTATACATATAATTTAGAGACAATTTCAAAATAGATATTAGTAAATGAAATGAATAAATAAATTATTTATTCATTTGTAATATATATATGAGTGAAATTTTTATAAAATTCTCAAAAAGTGTCTAAATTGACGAGCTAAACTATACCTGTTTTATAGAGGAAAAATAATTGGAAAAAATATTATAAATTTTAAGTTTTCCCAGGCGAGTGCGTTTTTTTTGGACTGATCAAATGTTTTAAATAACATTTAAAACATTTGCATTTTTTTTCAAAAGCTCTTTTTTTTCACGTCTTTTTTTTTGGTCAAAATCCGTGGTACACAAACTGAAACCTTTTTTATATACATACATATTTATACATATAATTTAGAGACAATTTCAAAATAGATATTAGTAAATGAAATGAATAAATAAATTATTTATTCATTTGTAATATATATATGAGTGAAATTTTTATATTTTTCCAAAAAGTGTTTAAAATGACGGTGAACTTGAACTGTATTTTAAACCAATATTTTTTATAATTTATGTCTAAATTTTACGGAATATTCTTCGTATTCTTTCAAAATATTTCTATATTTCTGTTTATATTCGACTAATTTTCTAGATGAATGTGTTAAAGAAGTATCGAGACTTTCGAAGTTACCTAAGTTTATACTATCTGATATGTGTGTGTTATATTTCAGTGATATTTCATCTAAAGCATCTAACATTTCGTCGGCAAATTTTATACCTTCAATAATGTGTTTGTGAACGTGTTTGTTTGGTGGTAACTTATTTTCCATAGTGAGTATATACTATAATAAAATTAAATTATTAAGTAATTTTAAGTATGTGGATGTTATTGTGTAGACCAATCGTCATTCCTTTAAAAACTCCAGAACAAACCATGGTTAGCACTGATATGTGTAAAATTGTATTAGTTTCTCCTACGGACAACAGGGATAGGTATGTTATAGATATACAAGATATACCTGAAATAAAAATAACACCACCACAAGAAGAACCATAAAAGATACATAAAGAATTACATATTTATTTAAAAAATGGTAAAGACTCGAAACCAGTTACGTAAATCCAAATATAAGCGAACTGCTAAACTCGGTCGCGACGTGTATCTACCAGATAAAGGTGGTTATACCGTTATCAGAAATACACCCGGTACTGGTAACCCTAAACACCCATTGTATATAATCGGTGATAAGAAAAGACAACTCAAAAAGAAATTGTCGAAAAAACAGAAATGTTCGAATTATGACTGTAAGAGATGGTTTGAGGTATCGGCACATGTAACGTGTGAAAATGATAAATGTGATTATATTGTACCGTTATGTAGAGGGTGTAACAACCCTAAACGTTATACACCATTCTGGGTCTCCCCTTATATTGAGATGGTACGTATTCAAAAAGTATATACTCGACACCCATCGAAACCGATTAGTGATGACGATATTTTGGTATGATTTTATAATTTAAAGATGTAAACTGTTTAAATTATAAAATGGTAAAGGAGTATGCCGAAACCGTATACAAAAACCTTGGTCCCGGCTATAGCGAGTCTGTATATCATAAGGCACTTGAAGTCTTACTTCGAC